ATGAAGATGATATTCCAAAGCGAGTAAAGACCATCGTGGTATCGGTACAGCATGAGAAGAATAAATCCCAGGAAGAACTTAAGGCAGATATCCTTAACAATGTCTTATGGCAGTGTTTTGAGGACTTCCCATTTGATGATGAAACAGAACTTCTCATCAATCCCTCTGGTAGATTTGTTGAAGGTGGTCCTGCTGCAGATACAGGATTGACTGGCAGAAAAATTATGGTTGATACCTATGGAGGACTTGCATCCCATGGTGGTGGTGCTCTTTGTGGCAAAGACCCAACCAAAGTTGACCGAAGCGGTGCATATATGGCTCGATATATCGCTAAGCATATCGTTTGGTGTGGTTATGCCAAGAAATGTGAAGTTAGTATTTCTTATGCTATTGGGAAGGCAAATCCGGTATCCTTCACTATAAATACCCTTGGCACTGGCACTGTTTCTGACGAAGTACTAACTCTTGCTGCACAAGATGTATTCAACTTAAGACCTGCAGCAATCATTGAAAAGCTGCGTCTTAGAAATGTGATTTACTCTGACACCGCAACTTATGGACACTTTAACAGTTGTCTGTTTCCTTGGGAGGATGTAAATAAATATAGTGAGTTTAGAAAGGCGGTGGAAAAGTATGTTGATAGAGAAGATTAAAACGAAACAACTCATTCCCGCCGAATATAACCCTAGGAAGGATTTAAAGCCGGGTGATGCAGAATATGAAAAGCTAAAACGATCTCTTGAGGAGTTTGGATATGTTGAACCCGTTATATGGAATAAGACTACAGGCAAAGTCATTGGAGGTCATCAGCGTTTGAAAGTCCTGCTGAGTATGGGTATGGATGAGATAGAATGCGTGGTTGTTGAAATGGATGAGCAAAAGGAAAAGGCTCTGAACATAGCACTTAATAAAATAAACGGTGATTGGGATAGAGATAAACTGGCCCTTCTCATCACAGACCTAAACGCTTCGGACTTTGATGTGTCTTTGACTGGTTTTGATCCGAGAGAGTTGGATGATCTTTTCAAGGATTCTCTTAAAGACAAAATAAAAGAAGATGATTTTGATGTGGACAGCGAGCTGAAAAAGCCCGCTGTTTCTCATTCAGGAGATGTTTGGATACTTGGACGACATCGATTAGTTTGCGGAGACAGTACGAAGAAAGACACCTTTGATGTCTTGATGGATGGGAAAGCTGCCAATCTAGTAGTTACGGACCCTCCATATAACGTTAACTATGAAGGTACAGCTGGAAAAATTAAAAATGATAATATGGGAAACGAAGCGTTCTACGAATTTCTGCTTGCAGCATTTCAGAACTCCGAAGCGGCGATGGCGAAGGATGCTTCTATTTATGTGTTTCATGCCGATACGGAAGGACTCAATTTCAGAAGAGCATTCTCGGATGCAGGATTTTATCTTTCCGGCACTTGTATTTGGAAAAAGCAGTCCCTTGTTCTCGGTCGCTCTCCTTACCAGTGGCAGCATGAACCGGTACTCTTTGGTTGGAAAAAGAATGGGAAGCATCTCTGGTATTCAGACCGAAAGCAGACCACCATCTGGGAGTTTGAGAAACCGAAGAAAAACGGTGATCACCCAACAATGAAACCAGTGGCCCTTGTAGCATATCCCATTATGAATTCAAGCCTTACCAATTGCATCGTACTAGATCCCTTTGGTGGTTCAGGAAGTACACTTATTGCCTGTGAGCAGACAGATAGAATCTGCTACACCATTGAGCTGGATGAAAAGTACTGTGATGTCATCGTAAAGCGCTACATTGAACAGGTTGGAACAGATGAGAATGTTTATTTGATACGTGATAAAGAAAAGGTTCCTTATAGCGTTGTATCCCAACCTCCTGATGAATTGGATAAATAAAAGTCTACATTCTCAGAGGTTTAACTTGCTATTATGTAGTTTTTGAGTGATATATGGTACTACCAAAAAGGAAAGGTGGTATTTAGCATGAAGATTAATTTTCATCGTTCTGGTGCTGAAAGAAAAGCGCTTGTAGTTGCGATTGGAGAGATACTCGGAATAAAACCTGAATATAAAGGTGCGCCTACATTCATTTACAAAATTGACGATTTTGAGGTGGATAAAGAAGGCACTCTAATTTTTGACGAATGCATTGTAGGGGAAAAAGCGACCACGCTCCTGGATAGTCTTGAAAGCCTCGGGTTTATATTTGAAAAAACAGTAAACGAGACACAGGATAACTCGGAAAGTTATGATTTGATTGTTATTGAGATTCCAAAGGAAGGGTTCACAGATGTAGCCTTTGATAATCTAAAGAAGCTTATTGAAAGTAAAGGAGATCTAATAAAAAAGGCCCTCGGTGTAGAGGCACTTCAGATTGAGCAGACTGAAGAAACACTGAGATTTCCTTGGTTTCGATCTGCGGCAGATGCAGATAAGGTTAAAGCCTACACTCATTTCATCACAGCCATTTGTGATACGGCAAAAAGTCAGAAGAGAATTACTTCAACAGTCAAGGAAGTGGATAATGAAAAGTACGCTTTCCGTTGTTTCCTTCTAAGGCTTGGATTTATTGGCTCAGAATATAAGATGGAGCGAAAAATACTCCTCTCCAAACTGTCTGGCAGCTCTGCTTTCAAAAGCGTAACTGCAAAGCATGAGGAGGTGAATGAATAATGAATATAATTCACCCAGAAATGCTAAAGCAGCTAAAAAGCTATTACACTCCAGGAACAAGGGTTATGCTCTTAAAGATGAATGACCCTTATACCAAACTTCAGCCTGGAGCGAAAGGTACAGTTACTGGTGTTGATGATATGGGAACCATCCACGTAAGTTGGGATTCCGGTAGCTCTCTTGGAGTGGCTTTTGGCGAAGATTTATGCAAGAAAATCGAAGAATAAAGTACACACATTCTAAGCCAAAGATGGCAATAGAATTGTGTATTTATATCGGATAATTGTCTTGCTATATAAGCCTTTTAGAGTGATATATGTACATGTCGAAAGGACAAACACACTTTAGAAGGAGCGAGAATAATGCTAAGCGCAAAATTTGGGATTGAAATTGAGTTCACAGGGATCACAAGGGAAAAAGCAGCAAAGGTTGCAACAGAATTTTTGCAAGGCACTTATGCTGAAGGTGGAACCTACTACGATACTAAAAAGGTAACAGCACTGGATGGACGGGTTTGGAAGTTTATGAGTGACGGGAGTATCAACTGCCAAAGAAAAGAAGGCGGAAGAAAAGTAGCTGCAGGCAGAGAGTACAGCGTCGAACTGGTTAGCCCTATTCTCAACTATCGAGAGGATATTGAAACATTACAGGAGCTAGTGAGAAAGCTTCGCAAAGCTGGAGCCTTTACAAATACATCTTGCGGCATCCACATTCACCTTGACGGTGCGAATCATACACCGAGAAGTATTCGAAACTTTGTAAATATCATCGCAAGCAAGAATGACCTTTTTTACAAAGCACTTCAGATTGCACCAGAGCGAATGCGGTATTGTAAGAATATGGACAGCATTTTGGTTGAGAAGATGAACCGCAAAAAGCCTAAGACAATGAGACAAATTGAGGATATTTGGTACGAGGGCTACAGCGAGAGCAGAGGTACTCATTATCATAACAGCCGCTACCATTTCCTCAACCTTCACAGCTTTTTTACTGGAAACCATACAGTTGAGCTTAGAGGGTTTAACAGCGAGCTTCATGCTGGAAAGATAAGAAGTTATATAGTTCTAGCACTCGCCATCAACCATCAAGCCTTAACACAAAAGTGTGCATCGGCAAAGAAACCACAGGTAGAGAATGAGAAATTTGCCATGAGAACTTATTTAAATCGGATTGGTTTCATAGGTGATGAATTTACAAACTGCAGAGAACATTTGACCGCAGCACTTTCGGGTTCAGCTGCATGGCGGTTTCGGGCGGCAGCTTGAGCTGCCCCTAACATCCAAAGCCAGGAAGGAGGAATACAATGAATAGTAAATTATATCTTGCCTATGGCTCCAATCTAAATCTGGAGCAAATGGCCAACAGGTGCCCCACAGCCAAGGTGGTCGGCACGAGTAAAATAAATGATTATCGCTTGTTATTTAGAGGGGCACACGCGGGCGCTGTTGCGACCATTGAGCCATTAAAGGGTCAAAGTGTACCAGTATTGGTGTGGGAAATCACACCGGCTGATGAGGCGGCTCTTGACCGCTACGAGGGATGGCCATTCCTCTATCGCAAGGAAACTGTAAAAGTGAAATTGGATGGCAAAACTGTAAAGGCGATGGTCTACATCATGAACGATGGGAGACCTATTGGTCAGCCAAGCTGTTATTATTACAGTACAATTTTAGAAGGCTATAAAAGTGCGGGCTTCGATGTGGATATCCTGCGCAAAGCGACAACCGATTCCACCGAATCGGAGGAGGCAGCCTATGAATGAGATAATTAAGGAACAAATCCTATCCATTCGAGAAAGCGGAGTCACAAACATGTTTGATGTGAACAGAGTACAGTATGAAGCAAATGAACGAGGGTTCTATGAATTGGTAGTCTATTTAATTGAACATAAAGCAGAATATGCTCATTTCATACTGACCCGGAAAGTGGATGAAACGAAATAATTAAATATATAGGATAAAGGAAAAGGGTCTCTTCAATTGATTGAGGCTCTTTTCATTTATCCATTTTTATAAAAGGGGCGGTGTTTATGCGAAAACTGAAGAAATATAAGCCGACCGCCTTTATAGCTGATGGGTCATATTACGATAAGGATGCTGCTGATTATGCCGTATCTTTTATCGAAGCACTCTCCCATACGAAAGGTTCATGGGCAGGAAAGCCTTTTGAACTCATAGACTGGCAGGAGCAAATAGTCCGTGACTTGTTTGGTACTTTAAAACCTAATGGATACCGACAGTTTAACACGGCATACGTAGAAATACCTAAAAAGATGGGAAAAAGTGAGCTTGCGGCGGCTATCGCACTTCTCCTCACTTGCGGTGATGGTGAAGAGCGAGCAGAGGTATATGGTTGTGCTGCCGATCGTCAGCAGGCATCCATTGTGTTTGAAGTAGCAGCCGATATGGTGCGGATGTGTCCGGCACTCAATAAACGTGTCAAGTTGCTGGCTTCAACTAAACGACTGGTGTACCTACCAACCAACAGCTTTTATCAGGTATTGTCGGCGGAAGCCTACTCTAAACACGGCTTTAATATACATGGTGTTGTTTTCGACGAGCTTCATACTCAGCCAAACCGGAAACTATTTGATGTTATGACAAAAGGGTCTGGTGACGCGAGGATGCAGCCGTTATATTTTCTTATCACCACAGCGGGGACAGATACCCAGAGTATCTGCTACGAAACACACCAAAAGGCGCTTGATATCATTGAGGGCAGAAAGTACGATCCCACCTTTTACCCTGTAATCTACGGTGCTAAGGAAGAGGATGACTGGACTGACCCAAAGGTGTGGAAGAAAGCAAATCCAAGCTTGGGAATCACAGTGGGTATCGACAAGGTAAAAGCCGCTTGTGAAAGTGCAAAACAGAACCCAGCTGAGGAGAACAGCTTTCGCCAATTGCGTCTGAACCAGTGGGTAAAGCAGTCTGTCCGTTGGATGCCGATGGCAAGATGGGATGCCTGTGCATTTCCTGTTATACCAGAAAGTCTTGAAGGACGTGTATGTTACGGTGGACTTGATTTATCCTCTACTACAGACATTACGGCTTTTGTGTTGGTGTTCCCTCCAGAGGATGAAACGGATAAATACATTGTCCTCCCGTATTTTTGGATGCCGGAGGATAACATCGACCTGCGAGTTCGACGAGACCATGTACAATATGATCTTTGGGAGAAACAGGGGCATCTGCTAACCACAGAAGGAAACGTAGTACATTACGGTTATATTGAGCGGTTTATTGAAGAACTGGGAGAAAAGTATAACATTCGAGAGATCGCTTTTGACCGCTGGGGTGCTGTTCAAATGGTGCAGAACCTTGAAGGGTTAGGCTTTACTGTAGTTCCCTTCGGTCAAGGCTTTAAAGATATGTCACCACCTACCAAGGAGCTGATGAAACTGACGTTAGAAGAGAGAATAGCGCATGGGGGTCATCCAGTGCTTCGTTGGATGATGGATAACATTTATATTAAAACTGACCCAGCGGGCAACGTGAAACCGGATAAGGAAAAAAGCACAGAAAAAATAGATGGCGCGGTGGCGACCATTATGGCGCTCGACCGTGCCATCCGCTGCGGTTCAGGTAATAGCGGAGATTCGGTGTATGACGTAAGAGGGTTAATTATTTTTTAAAACTCAATGACTATTTGTAATCAAAATGTTGTTATTTTTTATGTTCGGAGGTGTTGCCTATGAATTTATTAAAAGGAATGTTTCGCTCAAGAGACAAACCGCAAAACCGTGTGGGTAGTGCATTTTCATTCTTGTTTGGTGGAACGTCATCTGGTAAAGCAGTAAATGAGCGTACTGCCATGCAGGCAACGGCAGTGTATGCCTGCGTAAGGATACTGGCTGAAGCAATAGCAGGACTGCCACTTCATGTATATAGATATCGTTCTGATGGAGGAAAAGAAAGGGTACCTTTCCACCCGTTGTATTACCTGCTTCATGATGAACCAAATCCAGAGATGACTTCATTTGTGTTCAGAGAAACACTGATGAGTCATCTTTTACTTTGGGGTAATGCCTATGCACAGGTGGTTCGAAACGGACGAGGGCAGGCAGTTGCCCTTTATCCTCTGCTCCCCAACAAGATGGAAGTTAGTCGAGCATCAAATGGCGAGCTGGTTTATACCTACTATCGTGATACTGATGAAAGTGGTCTAAACCCCAAAGGTGGCTATGTCACACTCCGTAAAGATGAAGTTCTACACATACCTGGCTTAGGTTTTGATGGACTCATTGGCTATAGCCCAATCGCTATGGCGAAAAATGCAATCGGTATGTCACTTGCTACTGAAGAGTACGGTGCGGCATTCTTTGCCAATGGTGCTAATCCCGGAGGTGTGCTGGAACACCCAGGAGTAATCAAAGATATACAGAGGGTCAAGGATAGTTGGAATAGTGCCTACCAAGGCACAGGCAATGCTCACAAAATTGCTGTGTTGGAAGAGGGCATGAAGTTCCAAGCCATTGGTATCCCGCCTGAACAGGCACAATTCCTAGAAACACGGAAATTCCAAATTAATGAGATTGCGAGGATTTTCCGAGTACCGCCCCATATGGTGGGAGATTTAGAGAAATCCAGTTTCTCCAATATTGAGCAGCAGTCTTTGGAGTTTGTAAAATACACCCTCGATCCTTGGGTGGTGCGATGGGAACAAAGTCTCCAGCAATCGCTTATTTTGCCTTCTGAGAAAACTTCACTGTTTATCAAGTTCAATTTGGACGGTCTGCTTCGTGGTGATTACCAAAGTCGTATGAATGGCTACGCTACAGGTCGTCAAAATGGCTGGATGTCAGCCAAC